CCGTACCGGATCTTGAGTGTCTAGATGATCACCGGCAGAGCCATCGGCGCTGGCGTTGCGGATACAGCGGAAATCTGTACTAAGGACGACGATGATTCTTATTACTGGCGAGATATCTACAGCAAAGAAGTAGTAGCAGTTGGCATTGATCTCGAAGATGCCATGATTAATTCCGTTGCTGACGGAGTTTACTACTTTCCGATTGGAGCTGAACTTGATGGCTTCCAGTTAATTGACGCTGAGCTAAAGAGTTACACATCTGGCGGGACTAGTGGCGTACTAGAAATTGACCTAGTGAAGTGTACTTCAGGTGCAGCAATTTGCACTACTGAGGCTGCTATGCTAGATGCGCCCACGGGTACTCTAGAAATTGATGCTACAGAATGGAGTTCAGCTACTGCTGCCCAACAAGTTTCAGTTCTAGATACTGCTGCTGCGATTGTAGCTGAAGAGGATTTCATTAGAGTCGATGTAGATACCGTTCCAAGTGGCGGTCACTTCACTGACACTGCTATAATCTTTACGTTTATCTCGCCTGCTATTTAATAGGCGATTGTTGAGAATATTAAAAGAATTTAAGGAGACCATTATGCCAACCATTACACGACCAGTAAATCTTACATTCCAGAGCGAAGACGTGCCCGCGCTTAAAGCCTTCATCGAGGCTAACTTCATGGAAGAAGCCGACCTAAGCGGCGACGAGAACCTAACTAACCAGGAAATCTTGGGTTGGTTCGAATCCAGAGCGCAGGATATCGTGAACAAACTGCAAGACCGCGCTCGCAAGTGGGCCGAAGAGAATCAGAAAGAGACTCTATCGCAAGAGTACCAGGACGCACTAGCTGCTAAACGAGCAGCAGACGAAGCATTACGACTATTGAGGGAGAGGCGGTAGCCATGCGGTTAGTAGTATTAGGATTAATAGGTGTATCTCTATTAGGAGCGGAAGCCTTAGTATCTATGAATGAAGGCTGGCCAGTAGGTCAGGCTGAGCAGGCTTTGCGTGACAACGTCCGAGATATCTTCGGTGGACCTAGTCTTGAGATCAAGGACGGCACAATTATGTGTAACCCGGAACAATGCTATACGGTACAGATTAAGGGCAATGCTGACGTTCTTGAGATAAAGCCTGTTAAAGATTCTGACTTTCTAGCAGCCGTTCGCATCTACCGTTATAAAATCGCTAGACGAGAAGAACCAGTCCCAGAAGCAGCTACTAGTGAAAGTGTATGTGACACATACCTGTCTGATGGAGCAGAAGTTGGCTCTTTTTGTGACCCTTATGCAGCAGGGTTACCGCGTCTTGAGAGAGAGTGGAGGTAAGAATAAAATCTTCAGAGCTACAGGACTTACTGGTGGAACTACATATGGGTACAAGATCTCGTGTACTGATGGTGGAATTGTCCTGGGCGAAATTGATACACAGTAATGGCTGTTAAGAAACAAGATCTGAACCCAACGATTCTTGATCTTCAGCAGTGGGAGAAAGTCAAGGATAAAATACCTGAAGGTTCTAAGCCTCTTTGGGTACCTAATCCTTGTTATAAATGTTCTGACTTGTATAAGACAGACGCCACTGGTATTGACCCTGAAACTGGTAAGAAGTGTACAGCATGTGGTGGTTCTAAATATGGACCACAATATAAAGCATACTTAGCTGAAGAAGATGAACTCCTCCTTGGTGGTGCTCGCGGCGGAGCTAAAAGCAACCTAGCTATAGTCTTCCTACTTAAAGGTAATCCTCACCTGCCTCAGACTAATAAGGTGAATCAGTCTTACCTTTATAGTCCTCATTATCGTGCCTTGATTCTACGTAGAAATGCTAAGGATCTTGCAGCTTTCATATCAGAAGCTAACACGTACTTTAAATATTTTGGTGGCGAATATAAGCACGGCGAAGGTTGTTTTAGATTCCCATCCGGCGCTGTAATCTGGACAGGTCACCTTGATAGCGATGAAGCCTACGAGAAATACTTAGGTATGCCTGAGCTTCATAGGTTAGTGATTGAGGAGCTTACGCTGATTCCTAATGAAGAACTGTTCATGAAGGTTCTGACCTCGGTACGTTCTACTAAGGATGATCTAAAGACGCAGGTATTATGTACGACTAACCCTATCGGGCCTGGACTGTCCTGGGTTAAGAATAGGTATGTGAAGGGATTCCACAAAGACGGTACGCCGTGGGAACCTGAAGATACTATTACGTTCGAGTATGAGAATCCTTACAACAAAGTAATGATGAAGCGTACTCGTAAGTTTATCCCAGCCTTAGTACGCGATAACCCTTTCTTGATGAAGGACACTAACTATATTGCTACGTTGATGCAGCTTCCTAAGAAGCAGAGAATGGCGCTCTTACACGGTTCGTGGGATGTATTAGAAGGTGCATACTTCTCAATCTATCGTGACCCTGAGCATATGGACTTGCCTCTATCTGGTGAACCAGAGAATGCCTGTCACGTTATCTCACCGAAGCATGGACGTGAGTATCCAAATATCCAGCCCTGGTGGCCTCGTGCTATCGGCGGTGACTGGGGTTTCTCGCACGAAACGGCTTACTACTGGGGCGCTGTAGATCCAGACACGCAACGTAGATATGTCTATGACGAGTATGTAGTTTCTAATACGTCAGCCGAGCAGGTAGGTATCGAGATTGCTAAGAGATCTATCGAGACTCTTAATGAAATGCCAGGGCATAAGCTGACAATGTACTTCTCACCTGATGCCTTCCAGAAGCGCTCCGATGACTTCGGTATGGCGTCCTTCGCCCAACTAGTAGGATTCGGTATGAGCAAGATATTGGGTGGTGGTAACGTAGGTATACCAGATCTTGCGCCTATGTCGGACCACGAGATCTATACGAATAAGTTCCGCGATAACTGGGATGACTATGCTAAGGAGCTGCATCTTAGAAAGCAAACTGGTATTGAGATTAAACGAGCCATTAGTAATCGTGTATTCGGGTGGCATTACATACTGACTATGATGCGCTGGGAAGAAGACAATCTCTATACTGGCGAATTCAACGCTAAGACATATGACGACTTGTTCAAACAGTTTGGAAAGCAGGCCGCTGAATCTTATAAAGAATCATTCATGAAGATGACAGTAGTGAAGCCACAAATCCAAATATACGATAAATGCGTTCGACTACGGCAAGCTATTCCCAATGCTATGCACGATGATAAGAATCAGGAAGATGTAAGTAAGGTTCACTTTAGGGGTATGGACTCGCTAGATGCTTTCCGTTATCTCATTACAGGTCTACAAGATACACACGCTGATCCAGGCATGGAAGTTAAGACCCAACAGTTCATGCGTGAGTTTACTAATATGAATCCTGACGCAGACATTAATGATCTTATAGCTGCTCGTGCTTACTATATTAATGAGAATGATCTTACACATGGGCAAGTGTATGGTAAGATTGGTAGTAGAGCTAGTGCGAGGAGACAAGTATGGGTAGATTAACAAGTTTTGTATTAGGATTATTCCCTGCGTTACAGCAGGAATTAATAGATGCTAAGATTTCACAGGCGCTGAACCGTGAATACTGTGATGAGATTCTAAGACTTAGAGGAGAAGTAGCAAAGTTACGGAATAATGATACTAAAGTTCCAGATCAGTACCCAGGATTACCTTACCAATGGAATCCAGGAGGATTAGGATTACAGCCACAGACGGACAATGCTTCAACATCAGATGCTTGGACAGACGAGCCCTTCCGTAAATCTAAGCGCCAGCAATGTAAAGAACTAGAAGAAGTGTATTTGAGGCAAATAGAAGAAGACAAGGCAGATGTTCCTACTGAAGAGGATATGAGTAAATTCTATGGCTAAACAAATACCAGACGCACTAAAAGAAGCGCTTAAGGATCTAATAGATACTCATTGTGGTATTGGTAGTGTAGACCAAAATGCCCAGAAACTAGATCAATACCACGAGATTCGTCGTAATGAATTGTATTATCAGGGCGAACAATACTTAGTCAGGAAGGTAACTGGTAATGGTACTGAATATGTTCCTCTTCGTATCGCCTCCGATGGTACTCCAACAAGCGGCACAGGAACAAGTAGTGATGAATATGTTGTTAATATATATAAAGGCGATGTTCGTAAGTTCGTCGCTGTTCTTGGTCAGAAGGCTCCTACAGTTAATGCCGAAGCAGCCTCTGCACTAAACGATGACCACATTAGTCGTGCCAATACGGCAGACAATATCATCCGGCACTTATATCATGCGTGGGACGTACCTAAGAAGCAGCTAGAGATTGCGTATAATCTTGCAGTTAAGTCTACTGCGTTTGTATATACGCCTTGGGTTGTCAGCAAGGAACGATACGGAACTACTACGATTCCTAAATTTGAAGATGTAGAGCCCACTGTTATTCCTGCGGTTAATATTTGCTATGACTGTAGTGCTGAATACGAAGGCGAAGTCGAATGTACTAAATGCGGAAGCATGAATACTGAGGAACTAAGTCCGTCCGAGACTGTGGATAATGAGCCAGAACAAATTGGCGAAGAAACTTTTGAGAATGGTTCAGTAGAATGTCACGTACTGTCTGGGCTGGAAGTATCTACTCCGTTCGATGTTAAGTGTGTGGCTGAGACGCCGTGGCTTATGTATGAGAGGGAGCACAATAAGGCTTCCGTACTGGCTGCATTCCCAGAACATGCCGAAGTAATTAATGCTGCCGGAACTATGGATCGGTATGCAGGTACGTCGTATCGTGCTGCAAGCGGGTCTTACAGTAAGGTTTATCTAAGCCATGACCGAACTAATATGGTCAGTGTCCGATTAGTGTGGATTCGTCCGTCTCAATATAATTGGTTGCCAAAGGAACTAAAGGCTGGAACTAAGGATATTGAACAAGGCGGTGATGAACTAGCAATTGCGGCTCTGCATCGTATGTATCCATCCGGCGCTAAGATTACTATCATTGGCGACACAGTTATTAGATGTGAAGACGAGAACTTAGATGATGTGTGGGCTGAGATTCCGCCCGAGTCTTCGTCTACTATGTGGCCTAAGCCTTACATGGATGACATGATTGATTGTCAGAATCGTGTAAATGATCTGTATGAAATCGTACAGGAATCTATGGAACGGTCACTGCCAATTACTATTGCTGATCCTAAAATTCTAAGACCTGACAAGGTTAAGAAGTTACAGGGTACTTACGGCAATATTGTATGGTCTGAGCCTTCCGCACTAGGCGACTATAGTAAACACTTCTACCAGTTTAGAACTACTGAAGTACGGCCTGAGATGCTGGAGATCGGTAATGTAGTTCACCATGCTTATCGTGAAGTAACGGGCATTCTACCTGAGATCTTTGGCGGCGGAACTAAGCACCAGACCTTCGGTGAAGCACAGATGGATAAGAACCAAGCGCTCATGGCGTTGGGTGTTCCGTGGTACTTCATGCGTCGTGGCTGGGAGAAGGCTTTCTATAACGGAGTACGGCAAGTTGCTAAGAACTCTGTTGGTGGTAAGTTCTACATTGAACAGAGTAAGGATTATTATGGCGAAGGTATTGAATTGCCTTCTAATATTAATGAGCTACTACTTGGTGGGTGGAAAGTATCATCTGACGAATCCATGCCTCTGACTACGGATCAGGTACGAGTGTGGATGGAATCTCTTCTACAGTCTGCCCCTGAAGTAGCGATGCGCCTTGGTATGTTCCATCCTGAGAATCTACCTCGTATGAATGACATTATGGGAATTGCCGGTGGATGGGTAATTCCTGAAGATAGAGATCGTCGTGCAGTAATGGATGCTATTAATAAGCTGAAGCTCGAAAGCGCGATAACGCAAGAAGACGAGATGGGTAATATTATGGAACAATCGTCTGAGCCCTTTGATCCATTCTTATATGATCCAGTCTTTGCCGCACAAGTTATCAAGACTTGGTTAACCTCGGAAGAGGGTAATCAATTAAGGGAGGAAAACCCTGCCGCTTGGCAGAATGTTTATCTATATGGTCAGCAGGCTTATAGTATGTCTCTTCCTCCTGCCCCGGAGCCGGATGGTTCCATGCCACCAGAAGAACCAGGAATGGTCTAAGAGGAATAAATGCTAGAAGAGAATGTGGAAGTACAAGAGCAACTAAGTATTGCCGATCAATTGAATAGCATGTCATTTGACGATGACAAGACAGAAGGTACGGAAGTACCAAGTCCAACGCAGGAATTAGAAACTGCTCCTAAAGAGGATACAGTTGAATCCATTAATGAGGAGAAGTCCCCACTAGACGACCTGGACAAGATTGATCCAGAAGAGTTTGACTTCGATGCTGACGATCAAGAAGATCCAATCAAGCCTGTCGAAGCGACGGAAGATGCAGGCGAGAAGAAGACAGATGAAGAGATTCTCGCTGAATATAAAGACATTACTGCTGAAGAGTTAGCTAAAGACCCTCTATTGGCAGATAAGATTCGTGGCGCTTTCATGGCTACGTCTCGTGGTAAGAAGATCTTTGAATCTTATAGAACCTTGCGTGACTTAGAGAAGGCTCCCGAAGAAGGTGGTCTTGGGTTCAGGCCGGACAAAGACAGCATTGTACGCAATCATCAGCTCGCAGCCGGTCATGAAAATTTACTTCGTGACTTAGAGGAGTTGTCTGATAGTGATGAAGTTGCTGATAACGTACTAACGTTCCTAACTAGTGGTACTGACCGTATTAAGAACGAGTCATCCGCTGTTTTAGTCCAGAAGTTGCCATACTTCCTAGCTCGAAATAGGCCAGAACTATTAGTCGGTCTTGAGACACAGATCTTAGAAGCTAATGCTCGCCGGTTCGAGCAGATGGCAAAGACTCAGACTAATCAGAAGTATGCCAAGTATTATACAAACTTAGCTAAGGCTATTAAACACGAGCTTGGTAGTAATGGCGGAACTCCTGTCATGCCTGTAACTAGTGCCGACGGAACTACACAGGGTAATAATTTACCGCCAGAAGTTGCCCGTGAACTAGAAGAACTAAGACGTGAAAAGCAGAACTGGTCTAAAGAACGGGTTCAGGCTAATGACGAAAGACTAAATTCATACTATAATGAGTTTATGGAAGAGGCTAATGGAGTAGTATCCGGTCTCTTTGAAAAGATGTTTACTGTACTAAAGGAACCTAACGGAGTATTAAAGCCATATAGAGACAGGGTTGTTTCTGATACGGTGAGTAAAGTACTAAGTAACGAGAACTTTAGAAGCAGATTAGAAAGATCTATCGACGATGCTTTTAAGTCTGGCTCTGTCCAGCAAAGAAATCAAGCATTGCAAGATCTAAGACGTAACGTTATTCCTTATGTTAGGCAAGTTGCCTCGTCTGTACGAGAAGATTTGAAATCCATGAGGCCAACGCGACAGAATCCAGCCGAAAAAGCGGAAGCTGATCGCACGAAATTAACCCAACAAGCTGATAATAAAGCCCCGGATGGCGGCGGTGTTGCTGCTCCTAGTGGAACTAGTTCAGGAATTGAACAGTACGATCCTACTAAAGAGACATACCAGCAATACTTAAATAGGCAGCTAGCTTAATCTTACTAAGGAGAAACTTTCATGAGCGATGTTCTAGATTATTTATCGGCTCAAATTGAAAGGGTCCGTACAAAGCTGGTCCCTCTATTTGAGTCGTCTTCACAGGTGGCAGGTCTTGTAAAAGACATGAGCGAGGACGTTAAGATCTCGCGCTATCTGTATAGAATCCCGGTTGAGCTGTTCCCTGGTGGTGCCTTCGCTAAATATAGTGCGAATGGCGGTGCTGGTAACGGTCTTGGCGTAGGTCACACTGGGCGTCTAACCCACATGACCGCTGGATACTTCTATTCCCGTCTCGCGTTCTCAATCACGCAGGAGACAATTGATACTACTGACTCTGGTGAACAGAGCGTAGTTAAGGCTTTCAATCACGAAATGGGCAGAGCTATTAGTACGGCTCAGGTCATGGACGACATTGTTTTCCATACTGACGGTACTGGTGTTCTAACTGGAGAAGCGTCGGCTTATGCGGCTGATACTCCCGTGTCTGGCAAGTGTCAGTACACCTTTGCTGATGCCAGCGATACTCTAGGCGTGAATAGACTTCGCCCTGGTATGGCTGTCGTAGTCTGGCAAACTGGCCTAGCGGCTACTCGTGACGACGACGTTCGTGTTATCGAAGCTATCGACTATGCGAATAAGAAGGTAACCCTTAGTAGCAATGTAACTAATACTCCGGCTGCTACGGATAAGTTGGCGTTCCCTGGCCTCACCGCTTATGGTCCGTCTACTCTTACTTCGTTCTCGTCTGGTTGGCCTACCGCTCCTGGTTCGCAGGTTGCTGCTGGTCTGTCTGGAGACTCGTTCCGCCACGGAATGTATTACTTCAACAACACGACTGGTACAAACTACGTACTAGGTATCGAGCGTCAGGACGTGCCTGAGCTAATCCCGGCTACTGTAGCTGCGGGTGGGGCTGGTATCAGCTTCTCTCACGGTCTGGATCTCTGGTCCGAACTACAGGCTCGCCGCGATGGTGACGGTGTAGATAGCAAGACGGGTCTGGTGGGTATTGCCCATATGGCTCAGCGCAAGGCGATCTTTAACCTGGGTACAGTTATTTCCAACAAGGATATCACTGGTACTACCTTCGGTAAGTCGCTTGATCTACTGCCTGATAACCACAAGTATGTGGATCGGATTCCGTTTGCCGGTGTCGATTGTATTATCTCGAAGAGACAGTACAGAGATCGCATCGACTTTATTAATCCGTCCAAGTGGGGACGCGCGATGCTAACTAAGCTGGACTTCTTGACTCTTCCTGGGTCGAGCACTAAGATCCACGCCCGCTATAGCACGGTAGACGGTTCGCCGGTTCCTGAGTACTTGTGGTACCTGGGTTCCTCGTTCGACTACTTCTGTGTTGATCCTGGATCACAAGCCTTTATCAGTGGCCTAGCGGTTCCTGCCTAAGAGGAGTGGGGGCTGGCTAATAACTGGCCCCCTCTATTAAACTATGCTGACTAGTAGAGAAGACAGATTCGCTAATTATCGCAAGGCACAGACTGGGGCACCTGGTCAGACAAATACTTATGGTGTACTGCAAGGGCGTACTAGTAACAGCACTACCCCAAATCAGACAGATACAGAAAATAAGTATAAACCTATAAATAATGGTATGTCGTTTCCTATGGGAAGCCGTACTAATGCTCGACACGTATTAGGGAATGTTCACGAAATGGGACATTCAACTAATAATAGTAATTATGGGTTTGGTAATACCAGTCAACAAAATACACAACCAGGGCAACAACAATCTAAAGCTATAAATACTAGTAGCAGCATACTAGCAGGTGCTCCGAGTTCTGTACAAGCCACTGCGGGGCATCAACCAGGATATCAAACGAATCGACCTAGTAATTTACCAGCACCCACTCAAACAAGTAATATGGCCCCACCTTCGAGAAGCCGTACTGCTGCCGTTGCTGCACCACAGCCGGTAATGTCTGATCCTTACGCAGTACAAAGTACTATGATGACCTATCCAGGAAGTCCTCAAGATTTTATTGATAGTCAATCTGGAGGGAGTCAGAGTAAGGGCGGATTTCAAGAGCAGGCAGCGCCTTCTAATATGGCAATGTACGCTCCATTACGTGTTGATAGAATGGGTAGGCCCCGTAATGCCTTTCAAGGTTCAATAGACGACTATCGCTAAGGTGCGTATGTTTAAATTAGTATTTGCCAGCCTGATGCTTCTTACTCCTGTATTTGCACAGGACGTAACTGTACGTCTTGAATTAGTACTAGTAGATAATCCTGATACAAAAGCTAATGAAGCTCGGGAAACTATTAAAGTCCTGAATAATTGGAGACTAACACAAATCATAGGACTTACGGAAGACGGAGATAAGATCTTAGCATTCGATAGCCTGAAGGATGTTCTAGCTGAAGAATTGAATAGGTATGTCTCTGCAATTCTTACCGATATATGCAATACTAGGATAGATAAATGTCCTGCACATCTTAAGAATGACTATACGGAAGCGGAAGCAGCCGTAGTTAAACGACGCAGGAGAACTAAAGACGTAGTAAAGGTGGACTAATGACAGTAACGCAGTTGAATGAATTATTGGAGACGGAACTAGGGAACTCTCCTAGATATCGTTGGATCAGGTGTGATTCGCACGATTTTAGATGGCCCCTAAAAGTACTAAACAGAGATGGAAGTCCGGTTATGGATTTCTATTGTACGTGCGGTACAAATGTTCGCATCCACAAGACAGAATGTAAGTTCACGTATCCACGCTTCCGAGTCGAAATGAAAAACATCTTCGAGTCTGGAAGTGATTATGAAAAGAATATGGTGCGGTTCCAATTCTACGCACTAGCAGCTACACAGCCTACACCGGATGACTGGGAGAATAGGTTCGGATCTTTGAATAGACCTAGTGTTTTATGGATGCCAGTGACTAGCCCACAACTTCCCTCGCCTGGATACTGTGTTGCTGATAAGCCAGACTTGTCCTTGACACGGGCCACAATCAGCATGATTAAAGAGTTTCGTGCGGACGGTGTGGACGCTACGGCAGATCGTATGCAAGCTGAGCAAGACAAAAGAGAAGAAGACGAAGTAACTAATAATACAGACATGCTCAATGATCTAATGACATTGCAGTTAAAGCCTGGAACTAGGAGTGGTAATGTATCAATGCCGAGCGCAGAAAGGAGTACACAACTATGAAGAGAGATAGATTAGACGTAGCTTATATTTGTTCGGTATCGCCTATCGAACTTAAAGAAGAGATTATTATGCGGTATCCTGTAGTGGATGAGGATAATAACGCACTTGTAGACGAGAAGGGATTCGTTAAGTATTGTAACGTAGCTAAGTTTAAGATTAAGGCTTCGACTAAGGGTAACTATTATGTCATGCCTGTGTACGACGGCGCTGCTTTAATCCGCGATCCAACGTCTTACGAGACTGGGCAATCACTACTACTGGAACGGTCACAGTCAGCGCTGAAGATCGCTAAGGCTATCCTTAATGACCTTACTGGGCATGATATCGGCAGTCCCAGTGGCTACAACATTGGCGTTGATATCATCGAAGGCCCTGAACCTACAGAAGAAGAACTAAATAGATTACAAGAACAAAGTGACGGCTGGTGCTTGTACCTAGTTAATCAGGCTGACCGCTACTACAATAGACCTGAAACACGTTGGATGATTACGGATACCCACAAGGCTGCTGCCGAAGCGCTGAACATCGGTAACTCGCCGGACCATCCTTGGATTCGTTCTATCAAGCCAGGAGACAACAAGCAGTGTATTGCATGTCAGGAATATATTCCGATGCGTGCCCTGGTGTGTCCTAAGTGCCAGACTAATCTGGTTAAGTTTGTGGACGAAGCTGGTCTAACATTGGAATATGTAAAGGCACAGGATACATTCCTGTATGATCTACTTAATAAGGATGAAGCACCGAAGAAGGTAACTAAGAAGGCAGCCCCTTCTAATAGTATGCCTGTCGGTCAGGTGGTATAATGACTCCTACGCTTAGCAATGTCTACGATAAGGCACGAGCAGTCTTGGGCGAACATAACATCGCCGGTGGTGAAGCATTCACCGATACTGTACTCTCCCGTTTTGTAGACACTGCTATTCGTAAGCTATATGCCGTGATGTCGATATACGATAATACGATGGTAGAAAGTACCACGTATTATACACTGCCAACTAATGCTAACGTATGGGTTCCTTCCATGTCCGGGGTTACTAATTTTGGTGAGCCTCGTTCAGTTAAATTAGCATCGAAAGTATCCAACTATACAATTAGTAGCGTTGCTCTTACATCTGCACAGACTACATTAACACTTAATACTGCCGCACCTGAGATTCAAGCAGGGGATAAAGTTGTAATCTACGGAGCGACTGGACTTATTAAAGGCAATATCAACGATGAGTGGATTGTAACCGAGAAGCCTACGACTAGTACAGTACGTATTGTTGGCCTTATTGAAACAGCTAGCGTAGGTGGATATGATGGATCGTCTGGTACACTGCTAAAAGTAGGAACATGGTCAAACCCATTAGAACGAGTCGAAGATATTACTCAGTACAGCGACAATACAAATGTCTACGAATGGTACAGAGATTCCGTAAGACTCACACCTTCTTCACAAGAGCGTGTAATTCAAGTAGAGTATTCTCTTAGTGGCGAAGTTCCTGGTGCCGCTGCTGATTCCATTGGCATTGACGGCTCTCTAGACTTCCTCGGATACTACACAGCCTACCTCGCAAGCTCTGCATTAGGTGCGGATCGTGCTGCTTCCACACTTCTTATGCAAGCTGTCGGATCGGACATGACTGAAGACGGGCGTGGTGGATTCCTCGGAGATCTAATCTCGCAGGGTATTGATAGTCTACAGCAGCGTACAGATGTCTGGCCTAGATTCCGTAGCCGAAGAGGTAAAGGTGTACTATACTATTAAGTGAGATTAAGTTGAAACTTTTTAAACTATTTAAGTTTGTAGGCCGTAAGTTTAAGAAAGCTCCGTGGCGTAAGGTCGCTACAATCGGAGTCAAAGCGACTACTGGAATTGATATTACTAATACAAGAGTAAAACCGCAAGGCACTATTGAAAGAACATTACGGTTAATCAGAACCATTATAGACGGCTGGATTGAATGGTTTGAATCTAGGAGATCAGAATGAATGAGATCCAAAATAACACACAACCAACTGAAGAGACTGTTTCCGTTCGTTGGGTTACAACTCTTGCAGCTAAGTTATTCTGCACAGTACTAGGTTGCCTACTAGCTGCTGAATTAATTCGCGCCTTTGCTATAGCTGATATGGCTGCCACAGTCGAAGTGTGCAAGACAGCGGCGCAACAACTGCTTACAGCTATTATCGCTGTTGCTGCGGCGGATCGCTATACTAAAAACCAAACAGGGGGAAACGTATCATGATTTCTATTCCGTTAGTTACAGCAATTGGAGGTATGTTAGGTGATATTATCCCTCAGGGCGGCAAGCGACGTAAGTATGCTGCTGAACTTCTACGAGCTGTACAGGCAGAAATGGGTGAGCTAAGTAGTGACCTTAAAGCTGCTGCCGAATCCAGCGAAACAGTAGGTCCTATGGCTTGTCGTATGCTTGGTCGTAGTATTGAATCGAAAGCATCTATGATTGGCGCTATTGCCGACGTACTTAAAAGAGATGACGATGAATAATGAGTTTAAGGCTACTAATAAGTAAGGGTACCCTATTCGTATATGGGTCGAATAGTCGTACTTAATATATCGTACCCTGTTAGAAACAAGGAGTTTGAATTATGGCCGGATATCCACACATGTATTACAACGGCGAGAATCTAAAGCCGTTCCCGACAGCTTGCGTTGCTGTTAAAAATGTCGCATTAGAAGATTTGCTTACTGGCGAGACTATTATCCCGGAACGTACTGGGTTTTCATATGCTGTTACAGGGTTTACTGTAGTTGCTCGCGGTGGAAACGCAGCTACTGCTACTGCCGTGACTCTAGCAACTACAGATTCGGCACCGGCTTTGATCGCTACGATTCCTATTGCTTTGCTTGAAGAGGATCAGGGCGCTACGCAGGGTTCTGATAATGGAACTGCTGACGTAACACTAGGCCCTAAATTTGGTGTCGAAGGAACTGTAGGTAAAGGCGTCACTGTCCAAGAAACAGGAACAGATATGACTGGTATTACTAGTCTGGATGTTGTCGTGAATTACGTTATCATCGACAATCCTAGCATGAGCAAGCCTGACATTACGTAAGGTAATGTGCTAGACTAAATGTATATCGCGGGTTGGAGAAGTAGTAACTCGATTGCCTCATAAGCAATAGATCGTGGGTGCAAATCCCACACCCGCAACCAAGTACGGTACGTTAGAATGCCCTGTATTGGGTTGGGTACTTAAAAGAAAACTCCCGTCCTCGAAAGAGATTAACGGGAGTTTTTTATTTTAGTATGGCGGAGGATGGACGAATCGAACGCCTATGCCGAAACATACCACAGGGTTCAAACCTGCTTGCCAACCATTTAGCGGCACCCTCCGAAACTTTGGAGCCCTCACCAGGAATCGAACCCGGATCTCAGCAGTACAACAGCTTGGCTTTACCATTAAGCTATAAGGGCTTGGCGGAGACTGTAGGATTTGAACCTACGCATGTTTCACCATGTACGTCTTAGCAGGACGCTGCCTTACCTGACTCGGCCAAGTCTCTTCAATTGGGCTTAGCATACCACATTAACCGTACAAGGTGAAAGCCCCGACCAACTTAATGGCCTGGGGCTCTCTGGGGGGGGGTATTTACAAGTATACCACAAAATCCGAACAGCTCATAAAGTATCCACACTTGTTACATATAAGTTTACACTTATTCTGTTGCATTTTAGTGCCACACACAGGGCATATTGTTTGTACTTGATCCACTAAGAATCTACACGTTTTAATCTATATACTATTTCTTTACCTTTAACCTCTTCTGCTGAAAACCAATAACCTATATGAGATCTACTAGCATAGAAGTCAAACGATACACCATTCCATCCAGGCTTAGTGGGGTCCCACGAATCGTTATTTAGTATTTTATCTCCTACACCCGCAGTAAGCCACATCTTTTTATCTGATGTTTCTGTCATATGTACCCAAGCGTCTGCTCTATTATTTCTAAACATAATAGAACGTGTTGTTTCTAATGGCACTGCTACAACAGCAGCAGAAGCCGTTACAAGTTCTTTAAGTAAAGTTCTCCTATTCATATAGTTATAATCCATATCGTTAAAAGTCCCGCCATGTAGAACGACTTACACGGCAGGACTTATTTCGTGGGGGTTAGCCGATAACGATAGGATCACCCCCTTCTACAACAACATTTTCCTTCTCTTCCTCCAACTCTTCAAAGTTCTGTCTTAGTTTATCTATAGTAGGGCCGTTATGGCTAAACACCGGCTCAAATGCAAATCCATCCCAGATAGACTTCTGTTCCATAGAAGTTAGAACTACATTAGGAGCCAGACAGAAATTCACAATGGACTCAAACTTACGTACAGAAGTACGCGGCGAGTTATCTCTATTATTTCTATCCGCTGCTGGTAGATTCTCGAATCCTACAACAACTCCGAACGGAGGTCTACCTTGTGCATCCACACCGTTATTAGGAATTAGAATTCCAAGGCGATGTGTATAGTAGAACGGCATGAATCCTAGTTTCTTTGCGAAGTTATCCGCTTCGACGAACTTACCTGCTAGGTCTTTAGGCAGGAGTTCCGTAATATCCATTGGATCTTCAATATCGAATCCATGAAACCTAGCCTCCTTAGCAAGTGAGGCATTAGCCGACGCTTGTTCAATCTTAGGAAAGTCAGTTTCTTTGAATTCACTGTACGTATATTTATCTTGTGACGGATCTAGAATATTACCGCCAGAAGCGTATACGAGTTTCCATGCTTTAGTGTCATGGAACATCTTAGGTACAGCAGGTACGAAATCTGCCGGGATCTCAGGTTGAAAAGGACTTCTAAACATTACACTATCTCCTTAGTTATGCTATTATAGAAACGAGAGGTTCCTATGCCAATTGATTATAGACAGTACCCAATTACTAATGGTTACATTCCCAATCCAATCGCTGCAAATGTAGACAATTGGAATGTTAAAGACATTAACCAGAATCAGATCCTCAGGGACCGTGGTTACGGTGATGTCGTTGAAACTGAATTCGCTCATATGGGTCCTGACGCCTATAATCGTTCATCTTACTATGATGCTGCCGCTCAGCAATCATACGAGGACGCTATTAACGGACGTGGCGGCTACACACCGGAGGAACGTGCCCAGATTATTTCTGCGATGCGCGACCCTCAACAACAGTCTATCATAGATTCGTACCAAGAGGGGTATGCTCGTCCAGGAGAATATGATGGAATGTACATGACCGGCGACGAACAGGGCGCTGTAGTTGGCAATCCATATGCGGCTCTGTCTTACCTAAACCCTGAAGGATTAAAGGGTTACGCCGATGATGCTCGTACCAGAACACAGCAAGCTATAGAGCGTGGGCGTGGGCGGCTAGATGCTGCGATAGACCCAAATTTATACGGCGGCGCTGCATTCGATGCGTACTCAGGCAAGGCCGAAGCTGACATTGCGGACGCTTCCGCTCGTGCGTATGGCGCGGTGAATCCAGGTCTACTAAGACAAGACCCTAACTTTAAAAATGAATACGTTATGTCACAAGGAGACGTAGATGCGTATGGAGAATTGGCTGGTCGTGCCGCTCGTACTAACTTGCAAGGTCAGTTGGATGAGTACACTAGACATGCTGCTGCTTCTGGAGGTACTAGTGGTCTTGCTCGTGCGGCAATGGCTAATCGAATGGGAAGACAGGGAGCAATTGCCGGTGCCGATGCTGCTGTGTCTGCGCGGTTGGGGGCTGATGCCCAACGAAGAGATCAGATAGGTAATGCTGAGCAGATGCGTATTGGCGCTGAGCAAGGCTACGCTGACGTAGGTTCTAATACGGCTCTGGGCGTAGGTGACATGGTAATTAGAGCCCGAGGCGATATCGAAGATAGACGTTATAGACAAGGCGCTGCACTAGGCGATGCCAGACTAAGGGCTGGTATGTATCTTACAGATCAAGAAATCGGAGCTGCTAATACTGATGCTGATAGAGGCATTGATATAGGCAAGTACGTTACAGATACAGGAGCTTACTATACTGCTGCTGGAGATCAAGCATCTTCTGACAGAAACAAGTATACTAGTGAGGCACGTAGAGGCGTCGAAGAATATAGAGTGGGCGATAGATTCAACCGCACTATGAATATTAAGGATCGTCAATTAGGCGGTACTCAGAACATGGCTGATCGAGGCGTCAATGTGTATAATACTTTCGCCGGTAATAGACTCGATGATACTCGTAGAGGTCAAGACTTCCAAGAGAGAGGACGTGACTTCTACGGCGAGCAATACACAGCTCGTGAAACAAGCCGCGACCGTAATAGAGCACTGGCTAAGGCTTCCGAAGGAGATAGCTTGGATCGTTATAACCAGATTAAACGAAGCGGCAAGCTAACTAACTTTGCTAAGTCTGCTGGAGATGCTCTGTTTGCTCGTGCATCTAAAATACCAATTCCAGGATTACCGGGTTAAATAGTATGACTCCTCAACAACTAAGACGACGTAGACAGGTACTAGATCCTAATAGTCCTCTATTAGAAGACTACGCATTGCAGCCTCCTGTGATGGAGGATACTGTTGATCCAGATTTGCCCGAGGTAATCCCTGAGCCTGACTATGTAGATCAGGAAGATCCTGTCACACGTTACTCACCGTATGGCGTAGATGAATTTAATAAGTTGAAAGAAACGGAGCCTGATGAATTAAAACGTCGAGGTCCGTGGCATCAGATTCTTGGTGGACTTGCCGATATGACTACGGTAACTCGTGGTCTTGTGCCTAACCTTGTCTACCATAACTATGATGAAGTTATGAATCAAACAGGAGAATACAATAGACAGAAAGAACGTGCTGATTTAGAGTCTCGTAATAGAGGCGATAGTCTTAGTGCTGGTGTTCGTGCTCAAGCTACTGATGTACAGCAAGATCGTTATCAATGGGAACAGACTGTCGGAGTTGAACTTGAAGCGCGTAAAAGGGGATTAGCTCCTGTCAATGAAGTACCGTCTAGTTTACTAAAACCAAACGCACCTGTAGAAACTATTAATGGAAAGTCATGGGCTCCACTACAAGAAGCCTCTGAAGTATCTTTCTCGTATCCATTGCCAAATCCTGAAACTAATACGACAGATATTGTCGTTCTTTTCAAAGATGGAAATATCATAAAACAAAATACAAATATTAGATTAATAGACCGGAATCCTCAAACTAATACTAATGCCTTGATAGCCTCATTGAATGAACTTAAACAAAGAGTTCAAGATCCGAACACTAGTGATCTTCAAAAGCGTACTATTGAATCTGACATTACTAAGATTGAAAAGACTCTTGAAGATATTCAAAAGTTTAGTGCTACTGACGCAGAAAATAAAGCCAGAATCAGTGCTAACTATAGACCAGAACCGAAGGATGATACAGATCCTAAACGCACTAAGACATACTATCAAATGTATGATCTAATGCAAACTGAAAATCCACAAGCGACTCCAGAAGAATTAGAACATATGACATTAAAACGTATATACGATAAGGAACCTGTTCCTCCTGGTGTCCGTAATGCCTCTGACAGAAC